GATATTTTTATATTGTGTTAACATTATCCTAAAATTCCATACTTATCAGTATATTCTTGAGCAAGTGCGTAATAATTTGGATCGCTTTTGAATCTAAAAATATTTGATCCAGGAAATTTTGCTCCTATTTCAATTGCGGTACCTGCAGGAATATCTGGGGTTCCTTGTTGTTCTATTTCATATAATCTAACAGGTAGACTTCCTCCGTTTATATCATAAACACCTGATCTATTATTAGAACCTATTAATGGTTGTATCGTTGGAATATCAACAACCCTAACTTCCCACCAACAACTTCCATCTAAAGTCCACCCTGGATTACCAGATACTGCATTTACAAAAAACTGATCGCCTTCATACATATCATCGATATCAAGTATATATTCCATATACATTACAGGATACCCACTATCTTCATGATGCGAATATGCTGTTACTTGTGGCGTTGCAAAAGACGTCCTCCAAAATTTTGGGTTAACTCTAGTTAATCTAATAGTAAATGCTGTAGGATTTGGTATAGAACATCTTCCTTGTACATGTATTTTGAATCTTAAAGTTTTTTTCTGTTCTCGCAACGTGTCTATAGCAGCTTGCGTTAATACATATGCATTTTTTTGTTCTGATGGATTTTTACCAACAAATTGTAATTGTCGGAACCCGCTAGAAATTTCGCCGGTGTTATAAAACCAATCACTATCATATGATGTATTTATTCTAACCCAACCATATGCTTGTCCTTTCGAATCATATGTTAAAGGTATTTTTAAATCATCTTCTATATTACTATAATCTACTTCGGAACTAAGATCTACTTCGGAACTAAGATCTACTAATAAATCTTCAGTATCCGTAGAAACGATAGTTACCGGGAATTTAAAGTATTCAAATCTTGTATCTAAAACTTTAAGTACAGATTGTAACATGATTTTCGTATCTACCGGTTCGATTATAAGAAATGGATTTTTAGAAGAATTTTCTTGTAACATGATGTTACCTGCCGCATCCCGCGGCATGATATTTACATTATTAGATGTTACTGTTAACCCGTTTGTTTTATATTTTGTCTGTTGTTGAAGACGTACTGGGTCTAACAATACTCGTCCTAATCTACTTCCTTTTTGTTCTTCAGCCATTATCTAACTACTTTAAAATAAATGTCATCATCGATATACTGTTCCGTAAAACCATCTACAATTTTAAGCTGTAAACGATAATAACGTTCCGGCATAAAACCATTCATATCAATGTAAATGAAATTACTTACATTATCGCAACTTACTTTAGTATAAATATCATCGTACGGAATAATGACTTCATCTGTCGCCGCATCCATAACTGAATAATATGTGGTTTCTGGTAGTTTATTAACGGTTTGTGTTGGAAATAGATTGGTTGGAGATTTTTGTGGATATTTGTTTCTAGAATATATTCGAACCCGTGCAATTTCAGTATCTTTATATTCTGGTTTCATTTTTGTAAATACGGTATTTGATTCTAAATCAACATCAGCTAATGAAGATGAATATTCACTTTGATCCCAATACATTGTTAGTCTAGGAACATATATAGTATGAGTTTCTCTACTAAAGAAATTTATATAACCAGTTACAGCTGAATCCGATTCATCTGCATCTGAAAATTTAAGCAAGAATCCATTATTTTGTATGGTATTACCTCCGGATCCGGATATCCATAATAATACCGCATCCGTTACATCCATATTAATGTCAGTTGGGCGATATGAAAATGATTCTTGACCTGTCAGTCCTGGTTGCGTAAAAAATGATTGATTGAAATTAGATATATTAAAAACACCACTTCCAGATTGCCATAGCCAACTGCCTCCTGCACCACTTCCTGATACATATAATGATGAATTGTTAACTTGAATTTGTTGTGAACTAGATATCCAAGAATCACCTGTTTGCAAATCTAATGACCAAGATGCATATGGTTTAGCCCATTGAACGCCATTTGATATTACAGGATTTGAAGTTGCATAACCCGTACCATTAATCCATGGTTGAGCAATAATCTTAGCATCAATTGAATATTCTGCCGGTAAATTTTTTGCATGAGTTGTATAAAGTTGCATCACAAATTTGCATTGAGATAAATCAACACCATATTTTTGTGCGGCAGTTAAAACTTCATTGATATTGAATTTTATAACAGATCTAGATTTTAATAATGTAGAACCATCTGTTCCTAAACGCTTACCAATTTCCAATAATTCGTCTAAACCAGTATTTGTTATACTAGTTACACTTCCAGAATCGGCTCCTTCAAACAATGTAGCATCTTGCTCTGCATAAAATATTCTAAACATATCAACCTTTTTTAAATTCCAGAACCGGTACTAATCATCAGAAAACTTCCACTTCTCCAAAGTTGTCCATTTAATGCTGGATCTGTAGTTGGCAATGATGCTGTATACAACAACACCGTACCTTGTACAATCATTTGATTGGTTATTTCAACATGTTGAATTGAACTAGATACACCGTTAACGTATGAAGCTGTGCTAGAAAACGATGCAGAAACTGCATTTGCTACATATGAAGCTGTATTAGCATATGATGCAGAAACTGCATTTGCAACGTATGAAGCTGTAGATGCAATTCCAATAACATTTCCAATAATACTGCCAGTAACGTTAATTGATCCTGATATAGAAACAGATTCTAATGTATTTCCTGTTAATACATCATATAAATCTGATACGAAACTTGCAGATATTAATCCTCCGGATGTAATTTGAGATCTATTGTTAGATAATACGCCCATAATTGTATATTCCTTTTAGTATAAATATACAATGTTTAATAAGTTACAACTCTTCCGCGGATATCTTGAGTTGGAAACTTAACTTCAAAAATACTAGGATCTAGTGATGGATAAATAATGCCATTTTTAGTAGCACCTTCAATATCATAAACATTTCCAGAATACCCAAAATCAGAATCATATAAATTTAAAAATTTAATTCCTACTACACTTTGAACGCCTTTAACATTTGCAATAGTAGTTGTAATGTCTGATTTAGTAATAGGTTGATTTATCTGCCAACGGTCAATATTGAAAAATTCTACCAATTGATTTATACATTTAAGTAATACTTCATTACTGTTATAATTCGGTAATACTGAAATTTCAAAATCTATACCTATATTAATAATAAATGCATCTTTGATATTTACTGCATCTGTTAATATGCGATAATAACCTAAATATGTTTTCAAGTTTTCTTTAACTGCTTGGTTTAATTCAGTTAAATGTTTCGAATCATTAAAACCTAAAACATACATGTTCATTGCTAATGGGTTTGTAATTCTAGTATCTAAAGTTTCTTTTTGTGAAATTTGATCATCTGGAACAATGTATACCTTAGAAACAGAACCGAACTTAGCCGGCATTGAATATGTTCGAACAACATAATCTTCTCTAGTAACTAAACGATTCTGAGTTGCAAAATACGCCATTGCATTATTCTTGATATCAATTACACTTTCTGCAGATTTTGCACCAGTAGCCGGGTTGGCATTATTTACAGCAACTGTAGTTTTCACAAAATTAACCATGCTAGCATTATTTGTGGAATTGATATTATCATCGTATGAAACTGCATCTAGTTGTGTTATGGTATTGGCAGCAACATTTTCTGATATTCCATTTGCTACAACATATGTTACTGTTAATGCAGTATTAGCAGGAGCTTGTCCATATGTTCTTGTATATAAAAAATTTGCCGGGTCAATATCAACATCAATAGGACGACGGAAACCAGCCAATCCATTACCAACATTATCTGGATTTGGAACTATTTCTTCATCATTATTAAATGATATTCCAGAACCAAATTGAATTTCCAAGAAATTATCACTTCTCAATCTAGTAACAAAACGTTTAGCTGTTTTTCTAAGTTTTAACAAACTAGGAGATGATGATCTAAATACTGACAATTCTGGATCATTTTCTGCCAAATTAGGAACAGATTCAAATACAGTATCTTGTGCCAAATATGGAACTTCATACCAATTATCTCCATCAGATTCTTCGACAGATAAAATTTCTACTATGTTTGTATCAGTTAATAAAACTTTATCATATGCAATCGGTGAACCGAAAGTAAATGTTTTTGTTTTTATTTCACCTGATACTGCTTTTACTTGTTTCTTCAATAAAAAGTAAGTTGGAGTTTTTGTAGTAGGATCAACTTCATATACAGAAACTTCTGTTGGATCTAGTGAAGATGAAAATGAAAAATCAATTGAATCTAATGATCTAAACATTACAATCCCAGATTTTGCACGTAAACTATTAATAGAAAGTGCATAATCATAATCCGGGTTCACATTTGTTCCAGTACCAGATGCAGGAACGAGTTGAAATACATCCAAAGTTACTTGTGATGGCGTTACTGTTTTTGCCTTGTAACCCAATGTTGCTGCAATATCAAATATATTTGCTTGTTCTGTTGCTTGATTCATTAAAGTTTCACGCAAATTAGTATCAGCATAAAAACTTAAAACATCTCCAACATATGCAGCCAATTCTATAAATACATTACCAGGTGATGCATCATTGAAATCAGTATATGTATCAGGAAAGTATTGTTTCGTAAAATCAATCAAGTTTTTCTTGAATTGACCAAAATCTTTACCTAAATATGATATTTCTTTTTTTGTTTCCATGTACTTGTTTCATTTAACTAACAATGATTGTTCCTGTTTCAGTTCCTGTAATTGTAATGCTTTGAACAAATGCAGATTGCTCAACTGTAAATGTTAATGTTATTTTAATATAATGTTCAAATGTAGGATCATCTTCTGCTGTTATGATTTCTATATTTTGTATGTTAATATATGGAGTAAAATTTGCAATTGCTGTTTCAATAACCGTTTGGATTTGTTCTTTAACAATCATTGTATTAGGTTCAAATACAATTTTCTTTAAATTGCATCCGAAAGTAGGATATCCATATCGTTCTCCCGGGAATGTTAAAATCAGATTTTTTAAATTAGCAAGGCCTTGTTGATCAGCACTAGTCAACGTTTCAAATACACCATTGTTAGAAAAATTTATGCTAATTCCACGTGGTGTATTAATTAAACCAGAAACTGCGCTAGATACTACAACATATGACATTACTTGATTCCTTTTTTCTTATCAATTGCTTTCATTAATGCAGAATAATCTCGATTCATTGCCTTAGCAATCATTGGATCTACTTGCAATACTTTATCTGTTTCTGGATCATGCATTACTTGAGATGCAGGTTGTTGATTGCCACGAATCATTCCGAAACCTTGAGCATCTGCAGACGTAAAACTCAATGTATCAACATCTTCATTAACTAGATCAGCAAAACTAGATATTCCAGTTCCTGATTCTCGCATCGAAGGCGTTTCATTTAAAATATCTGCAAAGCCGGTATTTTTAAATTGAACTTTGTTTTTTATCGGAGTTTCCGTTCTAGGTTTACCGTTTGCACGATTAACTGATACATGCGATGTAGATTTCATCTCATTAATTGTAGATTGTAACCCTTCGCGAAGAATCTCTGTTAATTCTTCTTTTATAACTTCACGCACGGCCGATTTAAGTGCTTTTATTAATGTTTTAGAATCCATATGATATCTTTTATTATAAA